AATCAATATCATTAGTAGTAACGGGAACAACAGAGCCATCTTGAATGCGAATTTGTTCAACTGCTGCACTAGAAACCTCTACATAAAAACCTAAACGATTGTTAGTGCTATCTACTTCAATTTTATTTAAAAAATCTAAATCACCAATCTTGAAAATGTTTCCGCCTTGACCAGCAGTACCATCGTGTCGGTGGCCTGTAGTAGAAGCCGAAGTACTTGAGTATGTAAAAGCATTTACGAGTTGATTGTATTCATCATTAAATAATGAAGATGTAATAGTATCGCCATCACTAAACGTGCTTTGTCGAGTGTAATTCTGAGCCATGTTTATCTCCTACCTGATGGCATATAGTCTATATAAAGACCATTAACTGCGTATGGTGCGTTAGTGTCTGAACTACTAACTCTAAAACTTACTGTGTTTCCACTTCCTTCTACAGGCTGTCGAACCATTGGATCATTACTAGCACCAAAAGTTGCCGTGTTAAAAACAGCACTTCCAAAAATAGCTGGAAGAGGAACAGAATTTAAAATGTAATCTGGAGGCTGTGGAATATCTGTGTCTTCATAATCAAACCGCATACGAAGAGTAGGTTGAACCTCGCCTTCTGGACTTAAAGACAGTCGTGCGTATTTAACTGTTTTTCGTGTACCAATATCACCAAAATCAAAGTTAGGTGTTTGGTAGATAGCATTAATTTCTGTAGAAACTCCTGCAGGACTAAAAGAATTTCCTGTGTCATGTTTATAAACATAACCATCCTTATCACCATGATAGGCTTGTTCAATACTATTGGCATCAAATCCTGTTGTAAGACCCATTGCTTGAATACCAAGTGTTTCAGCCCATTCAAAGCCATTAGAAGTTAGTGTGCCTATAATACCTTTAGAAACACTTGAGCCTAATGTTACATCTGTATAGAATATTCTGTATTGTGACTTTGAACGCAACACACAACTATCAATACGAAAAGTATTAATTGAAGAAGCAAGATCTCCAATAATACTTTGTATCTGTCGAGATACTGATCCTAACTCTGTATCACCAATACGTGCTGTACCAGCAACAGTACGAATACCGTCAGGACTTAGAAAAACTAGATCACCTCCAATTTCTTGAATGCTGTAACCTGAAAGACACCCTACGTTTTCTGTAATAGGATCTATACGAATATTTTGAGCATCATTAATATTTATAAGTTTATGAATACTATTTTTAGCAAATACAATCAGATCTGTACGAAAACCACGAATGCCTTGTATTTGGTCTGAAATAACTACTGCGCCAGCGCCTGTGCCACTAAAATCTGTAGGATCATTATAAATACTATAATAAACTGTATTTAAATTATTTTCTACACCGCTTGCAATTAAGTGGTGGTCGTGACTTGTGACGTACTTAACACCGTTAGTTCCGTCTATTGTTACTTCTTCTAAGAAAAAAGTTCTTGAAGATAAAACACCTGTTCCTTCCATTCGAAATACTAAAGGCTTGTTTGCTCCATCTGCAATTACTATTTGTCCATAATTAAAAGTTGCACCTTCAAACATTGCAAAACTACACTGGCCTTGTCCAGTTCGAGCAACAGCAGCTCGTCCTGTAAAGGTTGCATAGTTATCTCCACTGCTGTGAGACGCTCCACGATTAATTTGTAGCCATGTAGAGCCGTCTAGACTAAAATGTATATCTGTGCCTGAACAAACAACAATGCCATCAGCATATACAGAAATACCTAGAATGTCTTGACTGCTATTAGGTCGTGTGTCACCAAACTGTGTAAAGCCATTAATGCGTCGATACCCACCATCTGGATCTACTTCAAAGTTTCTAAGTCTAGTAGCAAAGCCGGGTTGTCGAAGCATTTCAAGCTGATTGAGGTTTGTGTTTAAACCTCCACGACAAGAAATGCCAAAAGGCTGAGACATTAGATGAACCTCACACGATCAGTTTTCATATAATCAGGAGTAGCACTCATGAGATTTCCTTTCATTAGTTTTAGTCCACGCTTATAATCTTCTTGTGCAAATGCTGCGGCTTGTGAGCTTTCTTTAAACTGATGAACATAGTATCTAGCCCGTGCAAGTAATACAGGCTTATAGATATTGGGGAATACAATTTCATCCCCGTGTGCGTTTAGTTCTGTAGGTAAATCATACGCAAAGAAATAAACTCGATATACTTTATCTGGAATAGCACTAAGCCCAAACTTACGATTATCTGGGCTTCTAATTACACGACGAGGCTCCCCATAGTTTTGAGTATCTGCGTCGTCTTGGTTTTCTTCAGTACGTCTAAAATCTTTCCATTCTTCTGTCGTAGTGTACTTTAAATTTTTACTGACGTAAGGTGCTGATGAGCTATCTACACCAATAGTTGTGAGATAAAAATTATCCCAATCAATGTAACCATAGTCTGTTGTTAAGTTTGAAGACGAAGGCTTTAAAAGATACCAACGAGTTCCTACAACAGTTTCAATATATGTATTACCATAAAAAGGATCTGTTGATCCGCTGGTAGCCGTAGCTAAAAAAGGCCACTGAGGTTCTTCATTAACAATATCAAGATATGCTCTATTGACACAATCTTTAATATGTTGTTGAACCCCAATGGCTCCGGCAAACGTAGAAGACGTGAGGGCTACTTCGTTCAGCTCTCGCAACAACTCGTTTGTAATTTCAAGATAAGTAGCAGCCATTATTTTTTATGAACCTTTTGAATTTCAAAGTTAGCTTCTTTTGAAGCACCTTTGTGTGGTTTATAGCCATCTTTAGGATCTTTCATTAACTTATGTGTTGATCCTTTTTTCATCCAATGATAGCCTTCAGGAGCTTTGACTTTCATTTTTGACGCATTGAAGGATTGTGGTCTGATTTAGTCATGCAAGCTTTTTCCATTTCTTGCACACTTCCATAACCAGCCTTACCACCTTTAGAAAACATCATGCGATTTCCTCTAGGAGGCATTCCTGTTGTTGGCCTATTCATTTTAGGAAGAGAACCTCGACTAGGTTTTGATGGTCTACCGCTTTGTACTGGCAGAGTAGGCGCTGGTGGTCTACCGTTTTGTACTGGCTTTGGTGTAGCTCTTGGCCCTTGTGGTCTACCGCCTCGTACTGGCAGAGTAGGCGCTTGTGGTTTAAAGGTATTCATTGTTGGCCTTAGTGCCGGTTTAGGAGCTTTTACTCTTTCTCTAGTAGGCATTACTACATCACGGCGTTGTGGACGACGACCGCCACCACCCGCTGCTGCTTGCTGCGCTTGTGATCGTGTTGCAGAAGAACCCCCTCTTGGTCTACCACCCCGTACAGGCAAAACAGGCGCTTCTGGCCTACCGACATTCATTTTTGACTTTAATGCAACTTTAGGCGCTTGTGGCATACCACCCCGTACAGGCATAACAGGCGCTGGTGATCTACCACCTGATCTACGTGGGCGAGGAGCAACTGTGCTTCGACCTCTTGGAGACATCGCCACGCCTCTTCCTCTTCGATAAGATGCTCTAGGCTTCTTGTCTTTCATTTTTTTTCTCCCCAAAAATACGATCATAATTTTCGTCGTATTTCTTTTTGTTTTCACTCTTTAAGTATTGACCGCTAACTTTAACTGTTTTGTTAGCACTCATACGAATTGGGTTTTGTTCTGTTCCAATCTGTGGCATAATTAAACCTTAAAGAAAAGGGGGAATATTTCATCCCCCGTTTTGTTTTAGTCGATACCGTAGAATGCAGAAACAAGGGCTTCTGGACGTAGTACCTTGGCTCCATAGACGTGAAGACCACGTACAATGTCACCAAAGCTTGCAGTATCACGAACTACTTCAGTATTGATAATAGTTTGTGCAGTACAAGTAGATGACATGTGACCAGCAATACACTTACCAGCAGCGTTAGTAGTAGCTGCAATGTTGTTGGTCTTGTACATATCAAAGCCACGCAACTTACCAGAAGATACGAGACCGTTACGGATTGAACCTTGACCAGCATTAAAATCAACACTCATAAGCTTAGAGCTAGACTGTACAAGCTGCTCGTAGAACTCTGGGTTTGCAAGGAACCAGCGACCTTCTTCAGGAACACTTTGCTCGTCAAGGAGACGTGCCATGTGTGAAAGAACATCAATTGGATCATGCTCGCCAGAAGCGTAGCCGATGTCAAGATTACCAGTACCGTCGAAAGTACCAGCTGCGAGGTCTGTTGCGCTGTCTGAACCAAGAATGTGGTTAGGCGACGAAGCAGAAACGCCTGCAAACAACTTAGCAATTACGCCCGTGTCAAATGCGTCACGGAGTGCGTAGGCTGCTGAAGATGAAGCAACTTCCTTGAAGTTAACGTGAGACATTGAAGTTTCGATGTCATCAACGATGAACTTAAATGCGTTCGCCGTATCAACAACCAAAGTTACTTCGTTGTCAGTCAGTGTTGTTGCTGTGACAGCACCACCACGCTCGTACTGATCTACAGTGATTACTGGCTCTTTGATGATCTTAACTGAATCACCAAATGCAGAGATGTCACCAGCATAGTCAGTGTTTGTGATTGCTTCTGCTACAGACGCTTTCCGAAAGAAGTTAAGAACCTTCTTGGAATAGAGTTCTGGCATGAAGTTGTTGCCGGAGAAGTTACTCCCCGAGGATTGTGCAAAATACTGATCGGATGTGTTATTAGCCATTGTAAGACTCCTTAAAAAACAAAGTTATTTGATTACTCTGCCTTCTGCGGCGGCCTGATCTATTTCTTTTTCAAGTCGATCATAGTCGTCCATAGAAAGGGCAGCTATTTCCCGAGTTGTCCAGACTTTAGGCTGCTTAGTGTCTACAGTTGTAGTTTTAGTAGATACTAAACTTGCAGCGTCATTTCTAGACGTTTTTCGACCTGACTGAGTTTTAGGGACGTTTACATTTATTCCCCTTTCCATTTTATAGATGTCTATAGCACGGCTTGCTAAACTAACATTGTCTGGGTTTTCATAGATCCAACCTTGAATTTGTTCGGGTTGTTCTTTTGCCCATTCATGAAACTGCTCGTCTCCACGAATATCTTCAAAGTCAGGATGACGGTCTCGCAACTTAGTTTCAGCTTCTCGACGAGAGATCATTGCTTCTCGCTCTTCGATAACTTGCATCTTTTGTTGTAAGGCCTGTACTTCTTTTTGACTTCGTAGATGTGCAACAGATTCTACAGTTTCATACAAATCAGGATATTGATCTCTAAACTGTTCCAGCTCTTCTTCCGACTTAGGCGGTTGATAGGCTGGCTGAGACGACTGCGCTTGTGCTAACAGTTCTTGCTCTTTTTGTTTAAACTCTGATATCCTTTCATCATAATGTCGTTTAAGATCGTCGTACCTTTTCTTGTAGTTGGTTCCTTTTTGTTTTTGAGGGGCTAAACCTTCGTCGGTTGAGGTGGCCTCATCAGAACCTTCTCCATCGAAAAATAAACTATCTGCTGATCCTCTAGATGCTTCTGGCTCTTCGTGCCAAGACTTGTTTGCATTATAAGGATTAGCTTGTGGCTCTTGTGTATCAGTCATGTCTTACTCCTTTTCGGGGCTTGTTTGTTTTCAAGGTGGCTAGAAAATCTAGGGTCTTGAGTTTACAAGGTGGCCTTAAGGTTATAGGTGTGATAAGGGGCTAAAAGTTCTAGGTAGCCTTATCGTCTCATTAAGCTAGGAATACGATTAGCGTCAAGCATTTGCTCTTCGATCTGTTCGTCTTCCATAGCTTGGTCAGGCAAGTTAGCTTTTTCATCTTGGGTTGGGTCGTTCATGATACCACCAACTGCCTTCTTTTCTCTAGACGCATCATACTCGGTTTCTGCGTCCTTCATTATTTCTTCAAGTTTTTCTACACCAAGCTGATCTACTGCTTTCTTTGTAAATACAAACTCTCCGTCAGAGAGCCGTGCAGGTATATCATCTGATGTTCCGGTTCCGGGACCGTTTACTTCTCCTTCACCTGTAAATTCTGTTGAAGAAAGAACTAGCTTATCAATTAAAGTACTTAGCTTGTCATCTTCTTCTAGTGCTTTATTTACATAGTCTACTTCTTCGTCGGAAAGTGTTTCACTCATTACATATGAAACATAATCATCTTCCATTTCTTCGTCGGGCTTCATTCCTTCGACAGGAACTAAAAGACCTATAGATCCGCCTTCTGCCTTTACTTCTCGTGGACCTAGTTCTTTTATAAAACCTTTAAAGCCTTTAAATAAATCATAGTCTTCTGGAGAAATATTTGTTACAAACTCTCTTGTTTCTTTAGGGTTTAAATTTAAAGTGTATTTTTTCAAATCTTCTAAAGTAGAAAAAAACTGTAGGTTGTCTGCAACTTCTGAAGGGTCCATTCCTCGTAATAACTCTAGCATATCTTCGTCAACATCACCCATGTCTGGACTTAGTTTAGAACGGTACGCTGGAGGTAAATCAGCCATAAGAGACTCTAAGTCTTTTCTTGGCATTTCATCAAGGAGTCGTGGATTTTGCATTAAAGCTTCGTCTAACATTTCTGTTAAGTTATCTTTTTCACCAACAGCTAAAGAAGCTTTACGGGCTGCCGTTGCTTTTGGAGCGTCTCTAGCAATCTTAGCTCCTGCAAAACTTGCAATTCCTTTTGCAATGCCTCCAAAGGCTTTTTGATCTCTTTCAGGAGGATTCATTAAAGACTTATCATACATTGTCATTTTTCAATTCCTTTACAGCTTTTATCTGAGCTGGTAATGTCATAAAATTATCCAGAAAATTCACTTTCCCCTGCTTGCGGAATATTTCCTGTTCCGATGTTGCCACCACCAGTGCCTGTAACTCCAAGGTCTTGAGGTGCTTCAGATACTCCTTCAGGGCTTCCCATAGCTCCGGGTTGTTCACCAGAGGGGACAGCTTCGCCGCCATTTGCTTGTCCAACATTATTTTGCATTCCTATTATTTGAGCAGCAATTGCAGCTTCTTCTGGGTCGTTAAGTATCTCATCAGGATCAAGATCTAGTGAATAAGCTAACTCAGAAATAAGCTTAGACATTTTAACGAATGGAGCAACTGCTGGGTTCTGAGCTGTTTGCAAGAACATGGTGAGTCGCTGGCTTCTTACTTCTTTTTGCATTAGGCTGTTTGTACCCATAGCCTTAATTTCTAAATCACCTTGAATGTCTAAAGAGCCTTCAAAGAATTGCATGTTCCACTGAAAATAAGATTGGCCTAAAGGCTTTAAAAGAAAATCATCAAGGTTCTTTACTACTGTTTTGATGTTGAGGGACGCTGCACCAAGAAGCATAGACATGCCTGATGCAGTTCGTGTCATGCTCTGTACGCCTGTCATGCCGTGTGAGTAGCTTGGGATTCCTGTCTGCTCATCAGCTAACTGTCGAAACTTGTCAAACATCATCATGTTTTCTTGTGATGTATTTGGAAACTTCATGCCATGAATGCTTTGTCCCGGCATTCCAGCTTGTCGTCGGAATATTTTACCGGGATATATTTCCATGCTTTGACCACCAGCAAGCATTGTCTCATCTACTTCAAATACTAAAGAGCCACTTAGCGCTAGGTTATCAATTGCCATGCGAGCATGACCATTCATGATCTGCTGACTGTCGTTCATGTTTTCAGCAATACCAATACCAAAAAAGCTGTATGGGTTTCGCTCGTAAGGGAACGCATGATAGGGGATACGCATAGGAGCAAAAGGATTTACAACTGCGCGTAATACTTTGCCGTTACATACCCAAGCATTTATTTGGATTTCGTCTAGATCATCAATGCTATCTGAAAGTTCCATGCCTATTTCACGAGCATACTCAGCATCCATGATACCCCAATACTCTAAAACTTCAAACTGTCCGCTACCATACTCATGTGTACGTTGATCGTCCTTTAACTCATACTCATAATCACGCTCAGTGTAATTAGGACCAAGATCTAAAACTTCACGAATAGTGTCTTCATTGAAATACGGAAGCTTTGTTAAACCTCTAAGCTGTGATTTATTTAGTTTGTGGCGATGCAGTACATATTCACATTCTTCTAAACTAGTGGCATTAGGGTCAGGAAAAAAGTCCCAAATAGAAACAAACTCAATGCGAGGCACTCTAACAAATAATGGGTTGTATTCACGTTCTCCTTTTTCTTCGCTGTTTTCCCAGCGGTGTAATGTTTTATTGTAGTTAAATGGACCTTTGATAATTCCTGTTCCAAATAAACAAGACTCAAAGATTGCGTTGCGTAATTCACTAGAACCATTTGATTCATCTATCTGGTCATGAATTAATTTTTCCATATTTCTTGCAGCTTGTTTAGCTGGAGAAATTTCTAATACTTGAGGATCTGCATTTGCACCCTCTTCAAAAAGCTCTTCATTTTCTTCTATTAACTGGTCAACAAATTTTCCTGTTTGATATGTTGCTCCGGGCTTTAACACTTTCCCGTCACCTTCAAAGCCTATGTCGAAAGGATTTTCTTCTTCTTCTACAGGCGAAGGCGTTGCTGCACTAGTTTCAATTCCCGGTGCAGCTCCTGTTGACATGTGCATATACTCAGGAGTTCCTTCAGGAATCTGTGTAGCCGAAACGCCAATAGGGAACTTACCTGTTCCAAAGATTACATCAATTAACTGACCATACGCCGCAAGAACTTTTGTCTTAGTAATCTTAATAAATACTTTAGACTTCTCACTTTCTCTAAAAGGAGAGTTTTTCCCGTACACACCACGAAAGTTATGGTAGGCATTTATCCATCGACTTTCATCGTAATCTCGCGCTTCTTCTGCGGTCATGAAACGAGCTTCAATTAGACCGGCAAGATTAGACTTTAAGTCGTCTTCTAGTTCGACATTTAAACCATCTTCATTCTCAACTTCTGTAAAATAAAGATTATCTGCATTGTCTAATAAGTCATCGTTCATATGTTAATAACCGAATGTTGAATCGAGTGGCTGAAAATGTTGGTTACGATGTAAAGATCGTATTTGACTTAACGGATCACTCATTCTTGGACGCGACATTATAAGGTAGCGTAGTGCGTCATAGGCGTGGTCCGAAGCGTGAGTATTAACATCTTCAGGATTATTTTTATCAAGAGGGATACTTTGTAATTCACGAATTAAGTTTGGACATGTATTAAACATCTGCATTCTAGGGCGTCCAGTATCTTGTAACTTAAGGTGTTCGTGAATTTGTATTTTACCCGCTATGCGATTTTTATCTGCAGGTCTAAGCTTGTGTCCTGCTTGAATTAATGTTTCTGCTACTGTCGGGCCTGTTGTACCTGTTCGCGACCAACACGCTGTATCTAGTACGCCTCTGACAGACATTGGATCACTTAGTTCCATATTCGTTAACATTTCTGCTAACTCTGTAGCTAAAAGACCCTTTCTATATAACTCTCTATAAACAATCAGCGTTCCGTCGTTAGGGTCTATTGCTGCCCAAACACACGCTGATTCTGATGCGTAACCATAGTCAAGTCCTTTAACACGTTCCCAGTGAAGAGGGATTTCAAAAGGCTCAATGACATGTGCATCTCGATCAAATTCTGTAAACGCTGCGCCTTCTGAGATTTCCCAGTTACCCTCAAGCAGTTGTCTGCGTTGAGTAGGCGGCAAGCTCTTTAGCATTTGTTCATATCGACCATCAGCAGCCAGATATGGATTATCATTTAATCGAGCAGGAATAAACTTTCTTGTAATGCCGTCATTGCCCATAAAAGATTCATTGTAGGGTGACGGGTTTATGTATCTCTTTTTAACCCACAACGCACCTGATCCACCGGGGTTAGCTGTACAACGCATATAGGGCGTTATTTCTGGATCAGTTGTTCTTAGCCGTGAAGCTAAGTAGTTCCATGAAAACTCTGTGGGAAGATGCGTTATCTCATCAAACCCTATCCAGCTGTAGGCTTGGCCTTGATAGCGATATACATCTGCATCACGCTCCAAGAACCCAAACTCTATCTTAGCACCGCTTGGAAAGTTCCAGAGCTTTTCTACTTCACGGTACTTACATCCGGGGAAGGCTTTCGGGTAGAGTTCACGAGACTTGTCGATGAGTTCTCGCAACTCTGGCATAGAACGCCGAAGGATTAATGCTCTATGTGCTGACCGATGTGCGAATCGAAGGGGGTCAACCAACATCGCATAACTTTTACCTCCACCAGCCGCTCCGCCATATAACACATCTGTTTCGCCTGCAGCCAAGAAGTCTGTCTGTGGACCTTCGTTAGGTTGAAAAATAACACTTTCTTTCAACTCGGCCTGAAGCGACGGGACTGCTTCTTCAACAAACGTATCTTCAACAACACGACCCTCAGTTTTTTTTGTGTTGTCGTCTAGTAGATCTAGGGCTTTTTCAGTTTTCTCAACAGACTTTTGATATCGTGAAATATCGGAGCGAGCCTTCGCTATCTTTCTCTTTTTTGCTCTTACGCTCTTTGATGCTTCTTGTTTTGCTTTAGTCTTTGAATGATAGTTGTATCCTCGGCCTTTAGATCCTTTGGAACGTCCAGCCTTCTTTCGGGGTGTACCATCTTTCTTTAAAACAAAAGAACCATCTTCGTTTGTAGAGTAGTTTTGTGGGTTTATATCCCAATCATTCTTTTCCATATTTATTGATTATTTTTTGTAATCCTTGATGTGAAACAGAACGACCAGTTTTATGGGTCAACCACAATGCACCTTCGCGTAGAGACAGAGATCTTGATTTAATCATCGGTAGAATCTTGTTTAAGGCTTCAAGTTCGCTTGTGATCTCTTCGATGTGTTCAGGATCTGAATCTACTAACTTATAACCAAATGGAATTGTACTACTCGTACGTCTCTTCATATTCTGCGTCTTCTATGATTGTTGGTGCTTTTGCAGGAAGAATAAATAATCCACTTGGTGTTTCAACTTTTACATCTAATCTTTCTTTCTTACCTATCCCAACACGGTCTAGGAGCGTCTGTGCTGCCTGTAGTCGCATATTAGCCTGTGGGATAGGCTCATCGCTGTCCATGACCTGAATGAGCTTCATGGCTGCTTTAGGGGCGTTTACGGCTAACACGCCTTCAGTAAGATCTAAGATTTCTGACTTAAGAGCTTTGACAACTGATGTGTAACTTCCGGGTGCATAACCAGCTACTTCTGCGGCTTGACGGGCATCACCACCACAAGCTATAAGATTGTCTAAAAAATCTTGTTGTTTTGTTGTCAATTCTTTTTTAGTTTCCATGTTATAGAGTATAAGGAGATATATAAGTCTTGTCAAGAACTATTTTATTCTTTTTATGGTATTATTTCATTGACAAAACTCTCATACACCCTTATAATAACATTTGTACCCCCCGAGGTACATATATATATCCTACATATCTACATATCCTCCCCACTTGCAGTGGGACTCTTTAAAGGCCGGTGGGCCTTTTTTAGTATCTGGGGCTTTAAAGGTCTGTGGGCCTATCTGGTAGACACTCTAGAACCTTTGGAAAATGTTTGAGCATGAGTATATATATATGGGAGGGGGTATGGCCACCTGCGTACCCTTGCAGACACACACGTCATGCACACGCACACACGCATAATGCACACGCCTACACAGGCGCACACACACATTGAAGACTTTAAAAGTCTTTGAAGCTCCGAAACCCCCCTTCAGAAATTCTAAAGAATTTTAAAGCCTTCAGAAATTTTCAAGTTGACAGCCAGCAAGAGAATACAAAGGCTTTCAAAATTATTACAATAACTCTAAAGAACTCCAACACTCTCAGTAACTTACAACATTAAGTAGAAACTGCTAGTGAAGGCCGCCGAGAAACTTTTTTTCCCTTTAGGGAAGGGGAAGTTTGTGAAAAATTCACATTGACACCGAGGACCGAAACCCTTAGCTTTGAAAGGGCTGAAGCGGCGGTCGCTTTGGTTTTTATCTATAACTCTAGGAGAGTTTTATGTCTACACGAAATGTTGGTGGTGAATTGAATCGTACACTTGAGACAGCGGAGCTGTTCAATGATATACCCGAAAACAAGGCGGCTTCTCCGAAGCAGATGTATGCGGCATCCGGAAAGATGGCCTCGCTCCAAGGGCTTAACACCGGCAAGGTCTGGTACGCCATGTTTAAGACTGATTCATCTTCGAAGACGAAGAAGCTCACCCACGGCGACATCGCTAAGATCTTATCAGCGAGCAAGCTTGAGGACGTAGATACAAAGTATCTTAACCGCTTCAATGCTTTCACCAAGGATCGCCAAGCCGCCGCTAAGACTTCAGCGCCTGTTAAGACTAAGGCGGCCAAGGCGGCACCCGCTGAGACGAAGAAGATCAAAGATCTTGAGAAGCAAATCAGCGACCTCACCAAGCTTGTCACGGCGATGGTCGATGCCCAGCGAGCGATTGCTGAAGATATCTAAAGACTTGCGGGGGTTAACGCCCCCTTTTATTTTTATTCTTATTCTTTGAAAGGAAATATTTATGTCTAATTATGACTTATTTGTTCTTATTGGAAAGCAAGCGGCTGTAATAGAATCTTATAAAGAACTTTTACGAAGCTTGGAGTGCGGCTTCACCAGCGTTGAAGAAATTAAAGAGCAGACGCGACCTATTGAAGAAATCCTTAGAGATGTTTAATTGTTAATACTTGAGAGGCTTCGGCCTCTTTTTTTTGTTTTAATTTGGAGAAACACATGGACGCTTATTTTATATTTGTATTGTCTTTAATCGGCCTTTCGTATTGTGTGGGATATTATTTCGGCGAGCAGAAAGGTTATACCGTAGGCATAGAAGATTTAATTAAAGATCTTTCAAACAGCGATCACGGGAAGATAGCCCTTGCCCAGTTATTTGAAGACTATTCAAGTTAATAAATATCTTAGGGCTTCGGCCCTTTTTATTTTTATTCTTATTGGAGAAGCGCATGGACACGGTAGATTTAATGATGTTGCAAAGCATCGCACTAAACTTAAGTATTTCAAAAGATCATCTTAAGCTTGATAGAATTGAATCGGCGGACGATAGGATCTCTGCGGCACTATTAAAAATTAATAAGATTGTTGATAGACAAGAAAAGAAAGCGTCGGAGGCCTTAGATCTTATTGAAGATTTTATTATACAAGAATAAGATATCTTTCGCGCAAAGATAAGAAGCCTTGACAACTGAGGGCGGTTTTCGGCATACTGTAATGGCAGTCGAGATCGCCCTTTGTTTTATTATACGAGGTGCATGATGGTAGTTGAAGAAGTGTTATGGTTCGTTGCAAATCAATCGGATGACCACATTGATTGGGCAATGTTAGTGTTTAATTATAAATTAATGCGAGGTGCAATGTGACAATGATAGCTGTGATGTCCGAGTGTAATATGTGTAAATCTTTACAGGCCGTCGATGTCCCCGAAGATTCTTGGAAAGAATATAAGTCTGACCGAAACGCTTTAGTTCAACACGTCTTCCCTGACTTAAATGCAGATGACCGTGAAATACTTATTGGTGCTGACAGTGGCGTTTATCATTGTCCGCCTTGCTGGAATAAAATGATACCTTGGGATGAGGAATAATATCATGGTGAAGAAAGTTAAAAAACTTAATTGGAATCGTAAAGTAAAGTATTGTTTAGACGATGAAGATTTTATTGATATTCTTATCGAAGCTTGGGGGGAAAAACTTAACAATACTTGGACGCTTGATGATGTATATGAGTTCCACGATGCAGTTGTTGAATCTAAACTTAATGTTAATGAGTTTTTAGGAGAGTTAAAAAATGTATAATATTCATGCAAAAGCCATTCAAGATTACTCAAAGTTATCAGCCGATAATCTTGCAGATATTATCCTCATGGTAGTCTTAAGTATTCAACAAAACTGGTCAGGTGTTGGACGGCAGATACTAGATGTTAAAGAGAACGGGGCAGACTCTAAGTTTTTATGGGGAAGTAAGCGCAACGCCTACAAATATTTACAAAGCAATAAACATTTTATGCACTCACAATACTTGGCAATCTGTAATTCTAACCGAACCGATGCCCACAAAGCAATGAGTTTGATGAAAATATTTTTACGTGTTCCAAATTTGGGATTGGTTAAGGCGGGGTTTGTGTGTCAGATGACCGAAGGTTTGGTCGGCTGTATTGATACACATAATATTAGAATGTATGGCATTGATGAAAAGCATCTTAAACTTCCCAAGACTTTGAAGTCTGAAGACATCCGCCGAACAAGAATCTCTCAATATATTAACATATGCCACAGCATCGGGACCGAACACCTTTGGAACAATTGGTGTAATTTTCTAGGAGATCGTGACAAATCGTGGGAGAACGGACACCAAGTTTCTGAAGCCCATTACAATTATTTATTACAGTGAGGTGTAACATGAAAACATATCAAGTACTTATGACAAAAGTCTATGAGGTTCGAGTGAGGGCTGAGAGTCGAGACCATGTTGAAGAATTGCTTCATGAGTTTGATGAGTTTGCAGACTGGTATGAGTTTTTAAAGATTCATACTTTAGATATTGAAGAAGACGATGGTTTTATTTTGGAGGAGGATCGTAACTATGTCTAAAGATTTTAGACTAGACTTATTAAAACAGGCGTGGAATTTTAGCTTCATTCACGATCAACAGATAGCTATTGGTGTTGAGAAAATGTATTATAAAAGATATTTTAAAGATGAAGTAGATAAATATTTAGATTATTTAGATGCTTTTGAGATGTTGTATAATAAGAAATATCCGTGCGAAGATAAGAAGCCTTGACACGGGGAGCAGTCCTGTAGTATAGTAGTCGTCGCTGGTGAGAGCCAGTTTATTTTATCATTATTATTTATGGAGTTTCATATGAACACAGGCAAGCTATTCAACAAGAGCTACATGATCCGTAAGCGTAAAGTAATCAACCGCTACAGTGTTTCAAAGGGCAAATGTTTTTATAGTATCCAAGTTGGTAAGTATGGTTTTTATCTTCAACATTCTAAGTCTCGACCCGTAGGCTTTCGAAAGTTAGTAGATATTCCACGCCAGTTAATTGTAGAACGTGCGGCTTAATTAGGAGACTGCCATGTCTAATGTAATAAGTATGTTTAACTCTAGCGCCCCTGATATTTTCGGGGGCTTTGGTGACGCAGACTTTGATATCGCTACGACGCCTGCGATGTTTAGTTCTGATTATAGTTATCATGAAACTGATAAGTGGGTGACTTATCGTACTGATACTAAAAAGTCTTTAGGTATTCACTCGTCTCGACACAAGGCGGTAGCACCAAAGGATGTTATCAAGACGGCACGAGAAATAATCTTGCGTAGCGGTCTTAACACTGAGGGCATCAGCGAACAGATCGCAGTAAGTCACGACGGTGCAAGATCCTTTGTAAAATATAAGTTACCAGCACATACTTATGAAACACCTGATGGTGATAACGCCTCGCTGGGCTTACTAGCTACAACATCTATTGATAGTAGCTTTCCATTTGTCATCAGTGCGGCGGCAATCCAAGCGGCCTGTACAAATCTCCAAGTGTTTATTTCTGGAGAGGTCGCAGTGTTCAAAGGTAATCACACAACAAACTTAGATCTTGACAAAGCCTCAAGAACTATTGTAAAATCTCTTGACTTTTTCGAAGCTGAAAGAGATGTGTGGAAAGAAATGTATAGTAATTCAATTGAGCCTGAAACTGCAGTGAAGATGTTTGCAGATATTGTAGGCGTGGGGGAACAAGTAAATGAGCTTTTCCAAGAAGGATATAGCCCGTACAATATCGGTAATCATCTCAAAAGATATAACACAGGTTTTAATTACCTTGTCAATTGTTACCGCAATATATATTGTCCTCGGCTTGGTAATACTGAATGGGCAGCCTATAACGCAGTGACAGACTATACTACCCATGCTGATAATGTTCGTAACAAAAATACTCTTGCGTCTGTTCAGTTCAAACGACAGCAAGATTCTATTGCAACCCTTCGTAAATATTTAAAGGCGGCATGATATGTTACACGCAAAGATTGATGAAAATTTATACATCTTACCAGAAAATATTGAAGTAGATTTTCCTCACGACATAGTAGATATTATGGAAAGTAATGATATTTATATTGTTGATCTTTTAAAATACTTTGAGTGGGAGCTTCCTGATTTTCAAGATGCCGCACGACAGTTAGATATTGAGTATCTTCCTTTCACTACAACAGGCGCAGGACTTTTACATATATTTAGAAAGATGGAGGCAACAGAACAGCGAGAGTTTTTGTCGATGATTACAGACAGTATCATCAGTTATTATAAAACTGACTTAACTTTTGCATACCCTAGCGATTTATAATGAGCAGTGAAGGACGAGGAGACCCAGCAGTTCGCGCTTTGGGTCGCAACAAACCGGACAGGAATTGGTATCCAAATAACTTTGATTGGTATTTAAAGTGGGTTGCATCTATTATAGTTCTTTGTAGCTTGGCAATGCGTTCTGCCGGACCTGATTATCGTATGTACGATCTTATGTTTGGGTGGGTTGGTATAGCTTTATGGACTTGGGTTGCAGTCATCTGGAAAGACAGAGCATTAATTATGTTAAACGGTATATCTTTTTTCTTACTATCAGTAGCAATACTTAAGGAGATTTAAAATGAAAAGTAAAATTAATTTTGTGTTAAACGAATTATTATTTTTATCAATATTTATACTACCTTTATTTGTCGCGGCTTTTGCTGGACACATAGTTAATTAGGAAGTCTTATGAAACAGCCAGATAACAAACACACAAAACACTTTGGTAACGACGGTCCCGTAGGTAACGATGCAGAGATTATAGTATATTACGAGGAACACGGACCAGCAGAACCTGTCTTACGTATACCATTCTGGTATTATAAAGAAGAGCTGGGAATGCATGAACACTTTGAAGCCTCAGTACACAGAACTGCAAAGGCCTTGAAAGAGTCTTACACATATTGGCCTGAAGGTTATGTACATATTCAAACAATCATTAACGATGAATATGTAAATATAATATGATGACAGATCAAGAACTAGAGCAATGGCTTCGTGACAACCCGTGGAAAGCTTATGTAGTGTATCCTTTCGGGGGAATTTTAGGTGCGTTGTTTCTACAGTATTCTTGTATTCAAATGATAGATTCTTTTTTGACAGGTAAGTTTATATAAAGGAGATAGTAATGTTAGAAACAAAAGAAGTTGAGGCAATTGTTTCAGACCTCGTATTTGTAAACATCTATTGTAATTCTAATCCAGATTATGATTCAGTTCTTAAAGGACTTCAAGCTTTAAACTTGAGCTATGAACAAACCTATGATATACTTAATCGTATTCGAGAAGGAGGATATTGATGTCAATAGATGATGCAACGCCGAGTCAGTGGGATGCTGTAAGGGAGTTGAATAAACTCTCTATTCGAAAAGATACTGATCCAGTAACGCAACCAGATCATTATAATAAAGGATCTATAGAAGCTATCGAGGCAATCAAAGCCTCCATGCCCATCAATGAGTTTAACGGATACCTGAAAGGTAACGCACTAAAATATCTTTGGCGCTATGACTATAAGGGAAAGCCTATTGAAGACTTAAGAAAGTGTCGTTGGTATATTGAAAGACTTATTGAGGAACTAAATTAATGGAGATGTATTTTATAATTTTAACAATAGGAGTAGTAGGTATATGGTTGATGATAAAGATGGAGGGATGATGAAAGTAATTGAAGGTAATTTTTCACAGAAAGAATCCTTTACAGATGTTCCTTTATTTGATAGGATACAAAACTCGCTGGACACTTTGAAGACACAGATGTCACCACCAAAAGACTCAGGATTTCTATTAATTATTGAAACTGAAGGAGAGGTAAATTTATCTTCTGATATGTCTCCTGAAGGACTTAACTTTATTTTAGACAGCGTTAAATTAAGTACACTTCTTTCTTCTTTATCTACATGAGGTATACAATAGATGTTCGAGGAAGTTTTAACTGACGATGAGTTTATTGAAGATATTTTAATTCGAGCGTTTGTTATGATGCTTGGTGTAAGCACCCCACCCTTAGAGGTATTGCAATATATGCAGTCGTGGGTTAAAATACAAGCCAAGAACAGTAACAACACAATCACAGAAGAATTTGTTTTAAAGCAAATACCAGCCTACATTACACACTTACAAAGGAGATAAGTATATGGCAGTATTAGAAGGAAAAGCGTATTGGTCTTTTGTCACTACACCCAATACTAAATTTACACCGGCCTATTCAGTCAACCTCGTTGTCGATGACGATGTTGCTGATAGCTTTCGCAATCGTGGATTCACAGTAAAAGATACTGATGATGGTCCTGCGTTAATTATTAAGCGTAAGGTAGACGGACCTCGTGGTATGATTCGTGAAGCACCAAAGCTTTATGATAAGAGTAAGCGAGAGATCAACGCTACCGTTGGTAACGGCTCTCATGTCAAGGTGCAATTCAAAGAGTGGGAAACACAGTGGAACGGTCAGGACTTTAAAGGCTTAGATTTTCAAGCTATGCAAGTTCTAAACCTTGTTGAGTTCAGCTCACCAGACGGCGCTGAGTTTGATGTTGAAGAAGATGGAGATGAAATTTAATGAGTAACATTACTTATGTCCACGAGGACACAACGTATGATGTAACTCTTCTATCACCGGAGGGCCAGAAGGCCTTCCAGCTTTTAGTGTTAGCAGAGCAAGACGTTCGTAGTCTTGAAGATCGAGTAGTTATTGCACAGGCAGCATCGGTTGCATTGCACTCTAAAGTACAAGAGTATCTTTCCGAAGATGCTATTTTTATTGAGGAAGCTGAACTAGTAGAGGACTAACATGGCCTTTGTTCAAACCCGACTCCCCTGCCCTGAGTGTGGGGGTTCCGACCCCGCAGCTATGAACGACGATGGTTCCATCAAATGTTTTAGTTGCGGGGTTTTCATTCCTAGTGACAAGGAAAAAAGTAACGTGACTTCTATGTCAAATTATCAGAAGACACCCGCACCAAGCGGAGAGTTTTATCCACTAACTGACAGGAGTATCAGCCTAGCAACAGCAAAGAAGTATAGAGTTCGATCCGTTAAAAACTCTACAGGTCAGATTGTAGAACACATATACCCATACTATTCTGGCAACGAAGCAATTGGCGTCAAGGTACGCAAAGAAAATAAAAGTTTTGTTTGGCGTGGTGATGGGAAAAGCTGTGGTCTTTTCGGCCAACAGTTGTTTCAAAGCGGTGGTAAATATGTAACACTTGTTGAAGGCGAAGTAGATGCGATGTCAGCCTACGAACTCATGGGTTCTCAGTGGCCGGTTGTATCTATTCGTAACGGCGCACAGTCAGCAGATCGTGATGTCAAAGAAAATCTAGAGTTCTTAGAATCTTTTGATAATATTATTATTAACTTTGACAACGATCAGCATGGACGTGATGCCGCTAAGAAAGTAGCAAGACTTCTTCGACCCGGCAAGGCTAGGATCATGGAAGTCCCCGTTGACTACAAAGATGCTAACGATATGTTACGGGCCGGACAGCACAAGGCCTATGTCCACAACTGGTGGAACGCTAAGAAGTATACTCCTTCAGGCGTTCTCAATGTCTCTGACAACTTAGAAAGTTATCTTACGAGAACACGAACAGACTCTGTGCCTTTCCCTTGGGAAGGACTGAACGAGAAGCTAGAGGGTCTTCGTGCTGGTGAGCTAGTAACCTTGACGGGTGGTACAGGTCTTGGTAAGTCCAGCGTCACCCGTGAGCTAGAGCATTGGCTCATCAAGAAGACTAAAGATAATGTAGGAGTTATGGCTCTCGAAGAGAATTGGCAAAGAACTATTGATGGTATCTTATCTATCGAGGCCGATGCCCGACTCCACCTTGACAGTGTTCGTAATCTTTTTGATGATGACAACCTAAGAGAAATGCACCAAGAAATGTTCGGCGGCGAGAACACAGATCGTGTCTGGGTTTATGGACACCTCGGCATGAATGATCTTGAAAGTGTATTCAGTAAACTACGCTACATGATTATCGGCTGTGATTGTAAGTGGATTGTTCTTGACCACCTCCATATGCTTGTTCTTTTATCTGATGATCCTGATGAACGCAAAGCTATTGATATGATTATGCACAGGCTTAGAACTCTCGTAGAAGAGACCGGCTGTGGTATGATTCTTGTGTCACACCTTCGACGCACCCAAGGTGATCGAGGTCATGAGAACGGTATTGAGACTGCATTAAATCATTTACGTGGCTCACAATCTATTGCACAACTTAGTGATTGTGTGATAAGCTTAGAGCGTAACCAACAGTCAGACGATGTTATGGTTGCCTCAACTACTAAAGTACGTGTCCTTAAGTCTAGATATACTGGTGACGTTGGTTTAGCCACACACCTCCACTACGACCAAGAAACAGGACGCCTCAACGAAGTAGATATTGATACAATGATTGATGAACTTGGAGATGAAATATGACATCTTATGTTTTTGATATAGAAGCTGACGGCCTTAAGCCGACCAAGATGTTTTGTATAGTTGCTATGGATACAGAGACCGGAAAGTTTTACGAGTATGGTCCCGAATGTATTGACAAAGGAATAAGTCTTCTACAAAATGCAACCAAACTCATCGGCCACAACATTCTTGGTTATGACATTCCCGTCATCGAGAAACTAACAGGCGTTAATCTGGACGATGGTAGTATTAAAATTGTAGACACACTTGTTCTTTCTCGGCTGTTCAACCCTGCTCGTGAGGGTGGTCATGCTCTAGAGGGGTGGGGATACAGGCTACGACATCGCAAGATTGAGTATGATAACTTTGAATACTATACGCCAGAGATGATGAAGTATTGTAAGCAAGATGTATCTCTCAACTATAAAGTTTATAGACATCTAACAACAGCAGAGCTTCCGGGCTTTGGTCCTGCCTCAGTTGCTTTAGAACATAGCGTGTATCGAATCTTAAATGCACAGCGAGATAAAGGCTTCAAGCTTAATCAACAACATGCAATGGAGCTACTAGCGGAACTGACAGGCAAGCTTTCTCAAGCAGAAAAAGAAGTACATAAAACATTCAAGCCCCGTGAGACATCTATGGAACTTGTCCCTACTTTTACCAAAGCAGGTAAGCTTTCTAAGATGGCGCAAGTCCACAAAGAAACAAGGAAGGTCCGGCTATCTGATGAAGAGTATGAGAAGGCGAGCAAAGATCCAGACAAGCGTCTTATTCGCTGTGATTCTGAACCTTTTAATCTTGGCTCTAGGAAACAAATTGGAGAATATCTCTTGGAGTTTGGCTGGAAGCCTAAAAAGTTTACGCCTACGGGACAGCCAATTGTTGATGAGAAAGTCTTATCGCAAGTAAAAAACATACCTGAGGCTGCAATCATTGCTGAGTATCTCATGCTTCAAAAGCGTATTGCACAAATAAACTCTTGGTTCAAAGAGCTTGGAGACGACGGACGCATTCACGGTTTTGTAAATACTAATGGTGCAGTGACAGGACGGATGACACACAGAAGTCCTAACATGGCACAGGTTCCAAGTACAAGTAGCCCATACGGTAAAGAGTGTCGGCAGTGTTGGGTTGTAGATGACGGGTATCGCTTGGTAGGTATTGATGCCAGTGGACTTGAACTAAGAATGTTAGCACACTACATGAACGACGAGGGCTTTACTTATGAACTTCTCAACGGAGACATACACACAGCAAATCAAAATGCTGCGGGACTTGAATCAAGACCTCAGGCAAAAACTTTCATCTATGCACTCTTGTACGGAGCAGGAGATGCTAAACTTGGTTCAGTGGTTGGAGGAGACGCAAAAGATGGTGGAAGACTTAGACAATCTTTCTTCGATAATCTCCCTGCATTTAAAAATCTTAAAGACAGAGTTGCGGGAGCGGCTCGAAGAGGATACCTCAAGGGACTGGACAAACGTAAGTTATTTGTTCGGTCGGAACACGCAGCGTTAAATACTTTGCTGCAAGGTGCTGGTGCTATTGTTATGAAGCAAGCAGTGATTAACCTTCAAGAATCTATCAAGGATCTTGATGCACACTTTGTAGCTAACGTCCACGATGAGTGGCAGATCGAAGCACACAAGGATGTAGCAGATAGAGTTGGTGAGCTGGGTATTGCTGCAATCGAGAAGGCCGGTAATGACTTTAACTTAAAGTGCAGTTTAACGGGAGAATATAATGTCGGAAACAACTGGTATGAAACACACTGAAGAATATATTAAAGAACTAACAATGAATTACTGTAAAAATATTATTGAAGAAGACGGAAAATATTTTTATGTTGGCGCAAAAGACGGTGGGAAAAGAACTTTAAAGGCTCACATAAATAAAAACACAAATCGAATGTGGGTTGACAGTAAGTACATTCCTACTTCACACCCCCTACACAAGCCCGGACGGTATAAAAGTTTTGAGGCTGCAGCTTTTAGCTCACTAAAGAATTACAAAAAGTCCAGTGAAGGACAGGTTTATGTTATAACCAACCCTGCATTTGAGGGGTGGGTAAAGGTTGGAATGGCTGTAGATGCAACAGATAGATTAAAAAACTATCAAACTTCTAGCCCTTTTCGTGATTTTGAGTTAGTGTCTTATTGTAAAGTTAGTAACCGTCGAGCTTCAGAAGCTAAGGCACATACAATCTTAGCTGAAAGGTTCGAACAAAAAGGCGAGTGGTTTCAATGCTCAACAGAAGAAGCTCGTAATATTATAAATCAAGTTAAATTGGAATCAGAATGAATACTTTAGATACATTAATACAGGATATATATGGAAGGCTTGAAGGCTTGTCAGCCGGTGAGCCACTTAATATTGATGAGACAGAGCTGGATGATACTCTTGTCCGTATTAAAGAAAGCATCTTGTCTTGGGCTACACCACGAGATCCTCAAGCAGAGTTTACCCTGCGGATGTCTAACATCGGAAGACCCCTACGACAGTTGTGGTATGAAAGTAAAACGCCTTCTACCGCCCGATCCATTAGCGGTGCAACACAAATCAAATTTCTTTATGGACATCTTCTAGAGGAGATTGTCTTGATGTTAGTCCGCATGACGGGACACGAGGTTACATCAGAACAAAAAGAAATAGACGTGTCTGGCATCAAAGGCCATATGGATTGTAAGATTAACGGTGAGGTAGTGGACGTTAAGACAGCTTCTAAGTTTGCATTTAATAAGTTTAGGAACGGAACTCTTGCTGACAACGACCCCTTTGGATATCTAGCACAGCTCTCAGGATATGAGACGGCAGAGAACACAAACGAAGGAGGCTTTCTTGTTATCAACAAAGAGAGCGGTGAGTTGTGTTTGTATCGTCCCGACGATCTTGAGAAGCCGAATGTAAAAGACAAAATAAAGAAGGTTAGAGCTGCGATTTCTGTTGACACGCCACCCTCACGATGTTATGCTCCTATACCTGAAGGTAAGAAAGGAAACATGAAACTTCCTTCTGGTTGTGCGTACTGCCCTTACAAGTTTGAATGTTACTCAGACTCTAATAATGGTGAGGGGCTTAAAGCATACGCATATTCAAACGGACCAACATACTTTACTAAAGTCGTGGCACCCCCACGAGTTGACGAGATCTTGCTATGAATAGAAAAATAATTAAACAAATCAACAAGCAAGTTCCACATATTCTTGTTGCTTGGTTGCACACACTAGTCTCTGAAGAAGAAGCCAAGATGATAACTTTAAATAATTATAAAGAACTTCTCCCCGATCAGACGCATGTGTTTTCCAACAACAAGTTTTTTCTTAGTACCTTTTCTCCACGGTGGGTACGCAAAAAGCTAAAGGGTCTTGTGGTTGCTAACCCTGACAGGCCTATAAATTCATTTACTTTAGAAGATATTAAGGCTGAGATGCAAACATGGAAAATGATAAACAGGGACTTTTAGTGCCTTTTGAAATAATTATCATTGGGTTTGCTGCACACCTTACTAGCGGCAACGATGTCAGTACCATTGAAGATGAAGCACTTTACGATCTTCACACTGCTCTTGAGCTAGAGATAGAAAAAAGAGGAGCGGTATTACATTGAATAAACAACCAAAGATACGAAAAGGTTATCGTAAAAAAAGAGTTGTGCGTCCTGTAGAAAAAGACTTGACTCCCGGTTACGACTCACAGTGGGAATACAAACTACACTCTGGACCGTTATCTAACTGGGATATCCACACCACAAAGGTTGACTACACTGTAGATCACACGTATCATGCAGACTTCGTTAAGGTTATTAAAGGCAAGACAATCCTTCTCGAAGCTAAGGGGAGGTTTTGGGACGCTCCCGAATACTCTAAATACGTTTGGATAAGCAAGTCACTACCTAAAAACCACGAGCTAGTCTTTTTGTTTTCTGATCCTAGCGCCCCGATGCCACAGGCAAAGCGACGTAAAGACGGAACAAAAAGATCTCACGGTGAGTGGGCAACCTCACGAGGCTTTAGGTGGTATAGTGAACAGACCTTGCCCGATGATTGGATTAATATAAAACATAAAGAAGAAGGACTATGATAGACCGAAAACAAGAACGATCTGATAAGTTCAACCGAAAGAAAAAGTTTAAACAGAAGGGTGAATCACCGCCAAAGAAAAAAAATCCTCAGAGGCACAAAGATGAAATGTTACGTGTGTAGTTCGGATTTAATATGGGGAGGTGATCTTGATGTTGAAGATATGGATGGCAACGAGTTGATTGAAACAAACTTAACCTGTTCAGAATGTGAAGCAGTAATAATTATTTATCATGGAGAAAAGGAAAACTAATGGATTTATATCAACAGTACATACACAAGTCACGATACGCTCGTTACCTGCCAGAGGAACAGCGACGTGAGACTTGGGAAGAAACAATCGACAGATATTTAAACTTTTGGATTGAAAAGGGTAAGCTAACACTTGAAGAGGCCAACGGTATTTTCTCAGACATTCATGACATGGGTGTTATGCCCAGCATGAGAGCTTTGATGACTGCTGGTGAGGCTCTTGATCGTGATAATGTTGCAGGGTTTAACTGTAGCTACATGCCAATAGATCACCCAAAAGCATTTGATGAAATGATGTACGTCCTAATGTGTGGGACAGGCGCTGGGTTCAGCGTAGAACGACAATACGTAACTAAATTACCGGAGGTAGCAGAAGAATTTCATGAAACAGATACCGTTATACACGTCGCCGACTCTAAAATTGGATGGGCTAAAGCTTACAGAGAACTTGTCAGCTTGCTCTATACAGGTCAACTTCCAAAGTGGGACGTCAGTGGAATACGACCTGCAGGGGCAGCCCTTAAAACTTTTGGAGGTCGAGCGTCTGGTGCAGAGCCTCTTGTTGATCTCTTTAAATTTACCACAGAAATCTTTAGGGAGGCTGCTGGACGCAAGCTTTCCTCCATCGAATGTCACGATATCTGCTGTAAGATTGCACAAATCGTTGTCGTCGGGGGAGTTAGGCGAAGCGCTCTCATCAGTCTTAGTAACCTCACTGACGACAGAATTCGTCGGGCCAAGTCAGGACAGTGGTGGAACGATAACCCACAGCGAGGACTAGCCAACAACAGTGCGTGCTATACAGAGAAGCCAGACTTCGAGGCATTTTTAAATGAGTGGACAAGCCTATACGAATCACGATCAGGAGAGCGAGGAATGTTCTCTAGGGTTGCAAGTCAAAAGCAAGCTGCAAAAAACGAGCGACGAGATGCTACCTATGACTTTGGAACTAATCCATGCTCAGAAATCATTCTCCGACCCTATCAGTTCTGTAATTTGTCAGAGGTTGTCGTCAGGCCGACCGATACTTTGTCAGACCTCAAACGAAAAGTACGTGTTGCGACTATCCTTGGAACTTTACAAGCTACCCTTACCAACTTTAGATACCTGAGAAAAGTGTGGCAGAAGAACACAGAGGAAGAAGCGTTGTTGGGCGTGTCATTAACAGGCATTATGGACCACAAAACATTATCAGGAAGGAGAGATAAAGGTGTTCTTAAAACTTGGCTCACTGAACTCAAAGAAGAAGCTGTTAAAACTAACGCAGAGTGGGCTAAACGCCTTGATATTAATATTAGCACTGCCATTACTGCTGTTAAGCCTTCCGGTACTGTTAGCCAGTTGGTTGATTCTGCTAGTGGTATTCACCCTCGATACTCAGATCAATACATTAGACGAGTTAGAGCGGACTCACGAGACCCCCTCTGCACCGTCCTTGAAGAGGCTGGAATCCCCGTAGAAGACGACGTAATGTCACCCTCTACCAAGGTATTCTCCTTCCCTATAAAGTCTCCTGACGGGGCTGTGGTGGCCTCTGAGATGGGTGCTATGGAGCAGTTAGAACTATGGGAGATTTATCAAGACTTTTGGTGCGAGCATAAGCCGTCTATGACGTGTTACTATCGTGATGATGAGTTCCTCGAAGTAGGTCAGTGGCTGTATAACAAGTTCGATAAGATCAGTGGTGTATCGTTCCTCCCTTACTCAGAGCATACTTATCAACAAGCACCGTATGAGCCAATTACTGAAGAAGAGTATAAGACTTTTGCTTCTGATTTCCCTACGGAAATGTCTTGGGATATTGTCGAAGACAGTGACATGACAGAAGGCTCACAAACACTGGCTTGCGTTGGCAACAACTGTGAAATATAGGAGGTATCATGCTGAAGCCACATCAAATACTAAAGACTATGCGTAGCTACTACGAAGCTGATATCAAGAAACATGCGATGGCTGTTGAGGTTATTATAAGTAACCCAATGGCCTTTCACGACCACGATGCTTTCTATGAAGCTATCGAGTCTCAACTAAAATTATTAATGGAGTCTAAAGATTATCTTGAAGGGTTAGACATCGTTAGGATTGAGATGGAGACTCGTGATGTCTGATGGGAATCTTATTGGATTTAAAATATTTTTTAACTCTAAAGGAGTTATGATGTCTGAGTTAAGCCAACTTCCAATTAAGGATATTGATACAGTTTTTAAAACAACGGAGGAAAAACAAATTGTAAAGACTGTTATTCAAGAAGCTTACAAAACGCTTGCTGGCTTACACGAAGATCTTGAAAAAGAGCTTAACGCACTAAATACTAGGATCGTTTAGATCTATACTTCCTAGTTTTCTGGGCAACCTTCTTCGGCTGTTTGCTGTGTTGCTTGCCCTTTTTTGTATCCTCTCTTTTCTTTTTGGTTGTTGCAGCATACTCTTTAGCTGACAAAGACTTGATAGCTTTAGCGGGGAGGTAACGCTCTCCTGTTTCACTAGATTTTTTACCGGACTTAGTACGCCACTTTTGCTTTGTCCAAGCCTTTAACGATTTTTGGGATTTTTTTAAAGCCATGATAAATGAACTCTTTAACTATTGTGTGTACATTCTCCAAGTAATAGGAGATGTAACGGGGATGGGTTATGCGCTGGCTAACCTTTTAATTTTTGTAGTGCTTCAACCAGCGCTTATACTTTTATTTTTATTACTGTGGCTCAAACAGCGTTCTATTTGTAGCCGCCTCCGGCAGCTTTATACTCTTTAGCAAGCATTTGAGCTTTGCGAGCTGACCATTGACCAGCTTTGCCACCCTTTGAGCCTGCCTTTATTTTATTGAAGAGGCGTTTACGCATAGTAGGTTTAGTATAATTACCTGCTTCGTTTACTTTTGATTTTGTTTTTTTAGCGGCCAAAGTATTCCCCCTAGTAACTGATGTATAGTTTAGAAACTATTTTACTTGCAGTTTCTGTAAATAGAAAAGGGAATACCGCATGTACTAGACATGCAAGGCTTCCTAGAAGCATCCAACCTGCGAACACGCCTGCCCTTTTTAAATGTTGTAAGTATGTTTCATCAGCTGCATTAGGATGTGCTGTAAATATATTTTTCATAGTCTTCACCATTTTGCCTTATCAGCCCAATAAGCCGCTGACATTTTGCCCTTCTTTATGTTCTTAGCGTGTCGAGCCTTGAACGATTTCCTTTTTGCTTTCATTGCGGCTGACTCACCTGCCTTTGGTTTGCCTGCAGTCTTCGCACCTTTTTGACCAAAGCGAATTGTTTTAATTTTGTCGCCTTCTTTTGCCACCACGATATGTGATTTTGTTTTATGGTTGGGTGTACGCTTTGGTTTGTTATATCCACTTACTCCTGCTCTTTCTAGTCTAGGGTCTTTTTTCTTAGTCATACATATCTCCAGTACGAATCATTTCTGTTACCTCTACTGCACGTTGACCAACTTGTGTAGCCCATCGACTGTCTAAAAACTCATCTGCTGCTTCTTCGTAATTGTGGATTGACATTGCTGCTAAAGCATTTTCAAACTTTTTGAGTCGCGTAAGCCCTAGATTAAAACACAAGTTTACCATTGCTTCCCGCCTAACTTCAGTCAAGTCTTTGAACCAAGCAAACGCCCCGTCAAGCTCTTCTAAACACCGCTGTACGTCATTCATTAGGAGGTAGTCTACTTCATCATGTGTTAGTCCTAAGCCCACACCACGCTTTATACAGCGTCCTACGCCTATTGTTTCATAACCCAGATGGTCTTTGTACACATAGTATTTAACACCTTCGTGTTTTTTAAGAGTTTCTATAAGTCTTTGCATTATTATTTTCCTTAAGAGTCTAATCTTCCTAAATTAATTTTAACCTCGCTGCCTTCTCCGGGCGCACTTCCAAACGCAGTGGCTACATTTCTTGCTTGTGCGTATATGTTAGTCCCTGCACTTTTAACGCCTTTTATAAAATCAATAGCGTCCATATCACCAGAAGCATTGTTAAAATTATAACGATCTTTAATAATTGTATTTCCCTCACTGTCTTCTTCAATTTGAGCTTGTCCTAAAGTAGTTTTTAAACTATACTTTGGATCAAATATTTTCTTAAAGAAATCAAGGTTTCCGCCACCGCCCCCAACATCTGCATACTGAGATTGACCTTTTGATTGAGTTTGATAGTCTGAATATTCAATAGCGCTTTTTCCTGCTTCTTTAGCACGACGAGCAATTTCTACTAGGCTTTGATATTCTTCTTCGTCTAAATGTTTTTCAGTGATAGGTGTGTCGTAACCTAACAGATCCCCAATAAAAGCTTTAATGTTTAATGGTATTACACTTTCGCTACGCTCTACAGGACCGCCCTCATTAAATGTAAAGCGTGGATCTCCCTTATCATAAGACTTAGCGGTTGTAGACTTGAACTGCTCAGGTTTAAAAAGAATATAAGAATACTTAGGCTCCCCCTTCAGAGATGCTTCAACTTCATTCTTATATCGGACAGAATCAAAGCCATTACGCTGCAGAAGTTTTTGAAATTTAAAATTTAGCTCTACTTTTTGTAGGCTTATACGCATTGCTGAATCTAAACCTAAACTTTTTTTCCATTCAGTATCCGTTATTTCTTGGGCAGTTTTTATAAGATCTGTAAAATCTTTTTTAAGTTGAGGGCTGGCAAGATTACCTGCTTGTTTTACAATTGAATCATAAATTTTCTGACCTTGGTCTACTAAAAAATATTCAGCACTCCATTCCTTAACGTCATAATCAATCTTTAAAGGGTTCTTTACATTGATATAACCTTTACTCATGGCAGAAGGTCTTGAAGCTTTCATGGGTTTATCTACTACGTCTTTAATTTCAACCATCTCTTGAGAAGAAAAAAACCTATCTACATCAGCTTTTTGTGTTGGTGCTAGACGAGAATCTAAGTATCGCCCTATATCGCTATAAGGGTTTACGCCTTGAACAGCAATAGATGTTGCTTGTCCTAGCGTCCCTACATGCGTCCCTAACTCTCGTGGGTAAGCAAATGAAATGTCGTATGGTAGGTCATGGTGACTTGTAGTAGCTCTAAACTGTGGTTTCTTTTCAACACTGTTTCTAGTAAAATCTACTTTATTCTGCGCCCGTTCTTTTGCACTTGCTTGTAGCTCATCAACTGTTTGGTTTTCTGGCATTCGCCTAGCAATAGCTTCAATAATAGGTTTGTATGTATCTACTTCTAATAGTTCGTTTAAGACATTAGAGCCAATTTTTTGTTTAGCTTCCTTTGTCACAAACGGAGAAAGTGCTTTACTCCTTTCATCTAACAAAGCATCTCCAGCCACTTTAGCTAAAGGAGCTACTTCTTCAGGAAGAGCCTTACTTTCTTTTGTAAACTTGTCTGTAATTTTAACTAAAGACCTAACGTCTGATAAAGAAGATGAAATTTGATTACGATAACTTTGATTAGGATCTACAAGTCTTTTAAGTCTTTCAAACTCTAACACGTCTTCTAAATCTGCATTATCTTTTTTAACAGTGTATTGAGTAAGCACGTCAACATAGTCTTCAAAATCATAAAGCATTTCATCTGAAGGATTTTGTGAGCCTTCAAAATCACGAACAACCGTATTAAGTTTTTCAGCGGTTGCTTCTACGTAATCATCTCGCAAAGAATTATTTGTTGCTTTTGCAATAGATCTTACAAATGGTCCTATCATATTTATACCTTAGACAACAGTGATACAGGCTTAGGATCTTCTTCGTCAATAAAAGCAAGGCCAGCTTGTTCGTTGTAAGGCTGACCTGTCATTTTATCTATACGCTCATCAGGCTCTTCTGGAGCATTAGGTACTTCCACTACACCCCCCTTTGAAAATAAATCTCTAGTCATAATAGGTTTATCAGTTCGCAGAATTTCGCTGCCGGTCCTGTCTAAATCTTTAAAGTATTGTTTATAGTCTTCATACTCGTCTTCGTTCCCTGTTATTTTTGCAACATTACCATACAAAGAATAGAAAGGAGCCTTAGTACCTAAAGTCTGCACTGGTCTTCCTTGAGCAACGCCTGCTATATCAGAGCCTGCTGGACCAAACGGGGCAATTAAAAACGGAGTTACTGTTCCTGTGTACCCAGCAGTTTCTGTAGCTCTGTCAATTTGTTGAAATAATAAACCGGGTGCGCCTACCCTTTTCATAGCTTCTATACGAGCTTCAGAAGGAGTTTTGTCCTCTTCGCTTTTTCCTCCAGTTTTAAGGTACTGTACTATTCGTTGACCCTCCATCATAAAAAGACCAGACAATAAAACATTAGCTGTATTTTGTTTTGGGTTTCTAGTTAGTTTTTTAGCTGCTCCTTTTAAAATAACATTAGTAAAGGCTGCTGGATATGAAAGAAGCTGAAATGCCAGTTGAGTTTTTGGGTGTGAATACATCATAGGTCGTGTTGATGCCATAGAATCAGGCATTAGCACTACATCATTAGTATAACGAGCAGCGGCTTGTTTTATTTCCTTGTAATAAGAGTCTTGCAAGTTTGCTCCTGAACCAAGCCAAGACGTTCCTTCCTCAATATCAATTCCTAACTCATTTAATTCATCTATTTTATTTTGAATACGACTTGAAATTTTAGCTCCTGATGAAAGGTATTCAGAAACTTCTTCTAAATTCCCCATGATTAAACGCTTGCCGGTTGCAAAAGTTACGGTTTGTGCAAACTTTGTCCAAAGGTCAAGGCCAATAAATTTAAAATAACCGTTGCTAACTCCTTGTAGTCTATCGGACTGTAAATCATTTCCTGCAAGCCTGTTTCCCATTTGAGAAACTCCTTGATCTACTGCAATACTAAATTCAAACATTTCTTTTTTAATTTCTGCAGCGGTAAGACCCATTTGATTTTTTAATTTTGTTTCTGTATCTTTTGTTACTAGTTTAAAAGATGTTTCAAGAGCATCATTAAAACCTTTAACACTCTTTACAAATCCCGCATCAGCTATATTAACAAAAACTTCCGTAAGACTTGAAATAGTTGCTCCTCCTAAGTAAGCTAGTCGATTCATTAAACCATACGTGTCCATGCCTGTCTGTATATATTCAAAGTTTTGTTGACCCTCACCAGTAGCGCTGCGATACAAGTTCATGATAAGCGATTTTTCAATTTTTGATAAGCTTTTTCCTGTAGAATTATAGTGATCTTCTGCAATAGGATTAATCCACTTGGCTTCAAATTCTTTAATATTATTAACACCAAACACTTCTTTTTTAGCAAGTGACTTAGCTGCATGGTGCGTATAGTTATGTAAAGTTCCTAACACATCTGTATTTAAAAACTCTTCAAAAACAAAATCATCTTGAATATTATTAAACTTTCGTTTAGCTGAGAAAAAATGTCCGTCAGTTCCAGAGTCGAGCTGGTTGCGTTTTTCTAATAAGTCTTCCATAATTCTACGACCGTCCGCTATATTATTTGCTTCTCCTTGATCTACAAGAAGCTGTGCAAAACGATCTGGATTTTTTTCAATAGCCGTTCTATTCCACATACGAGGAATATAGTTATCTACTTTTTTATCAATAACTCCAGCTGCAACAAGTCGATCACCAATATCAGAATATAATTCTTGCATTTTTCTAGCGGCTTCATATACAGGCTCTAATCCTGCAACATCAGAATCTACACCCCGCATTGCCATGCTTAAAGAAGCATTAACATTATCTTTTAATTTACCTTTAACTTTGTCATAGGAAAGGGGTTCAACAATATCAATATATGTAGTGTAGAATTCACCATTATATCTTTGTTGTACTTCAGCAAAATCTCCTTCAATTTTAAATTGATTACCACGCCACACTTTGTTAAACTCTCTTGAAAATTTACCTTGAAGCTGCTTGGCTGTTTCAGAATATTTACGATAAGGAGATAAAATGCCAGAAGCTTTTCCAAAAAACATGGTTGAAGACGCTCCTGCAGAAAACCTGTGTAGTTTATTAAAAAACGTAACGGCTACTTTTTCAGGATCTGGTTGGTTCTGTGCTACATTAACAGCGTCTACAACAAACTCTTTAGTAGCTTGACCACCTCCAAGATCATCTACAAGATCATCAAGTATTGAATAGTTTTCTTCTTCTAAATCAATAATACGACCTTCAATAACTCTTGTCTCAAGATCTTTCGCTACTTTTGCTGCTCGTCCGGGCAAACCTATTAATGCTGGAAAAGAATCTTTAGTTTGACCCGTAGGAGTATAGTACCCCATTTCGCCTTTTTCAGCTTGTTCTGCTGCGGCCTCAAAAGCTTCTCTAGCCCTATCTTCTCTTGTTTTAAAATCTATAGTTTCTTCAAAGACTCCTTCGCTTGCTTGTTGGTTTACTTTTGATTTTCCAAAAAGAAACCTTTTAAAATGAGGGGCGCTTGCTCTTACTCCTGCTTCAAGTGCAGGTCCAGCTACTCCACCTATTGCTGCTGTAATTGCTGTTTGTGTGGGACTATACTCTTTTTGACGTTTGATTGCTAAATCTAAGTGTTGTCCTGCAATGTCATATATTCCACTTGCAGCGGCACTTCTAACAGCAGTTCCTTTGTATCCAGAACCACCTGTTGTTTTTACAGCCCCTGCTGCTGCACGACGAAGTGTATTAGCCAAAGCTGCCCGAGCAGTAAGCTGAGTGCCTCCAGCAGCAACTGCGCTAGCTGTGCCAGTAAAAAAAGTTCCTGCTATGCCTGCTAATACGGCAGGATCAGTTGCAATATCTACAGTGTAGTCTTGAAACATATCCATCCATTCTGTAAAGCCTTTTTTTCCTGCATCATCCCAGCTGTTTTTAATATCAGCATAATCTTGTTTTATACTATCGGGAGCATCTTTAAACGCTACTGTTTTATCAATAAGCTTTGCAATGCTTATGTTGTCGTCGCGCATTGTTTCAGAGATAGTGCTTGTAGGGTCAAAAACACTATTAGTAAAAGCACTGTTATCCCCTAAGTATTCCATAACTCTATTAAATTTTTCAAGAAGCACGGGATCAGTATCTAATTCTGTTATAGATTGCTGCTCTTTAGGAGTAACGCGTTCGTAATTAAAGGGGTTAACATAGTCAGGAACAGTTTTTCTAAGAGGACTAACAACATTTTTTTCTTTTTCGTCTGAAAAAAAATCAGAATATGGCACTCCTGCCTCTTCTCCAAAAAGATTAATCATTTTAGTAGTCATTGTTTTTCCTTATCTTTTGTAACGATTATCTTGTCGGGTTGGGGAACGACTTAAGCCATTGCTGCTTTGTATTAGTGTGTCTATGATAGAAAGATTACCTTCTAAGTAGTTTCTTGGTTGATTAAAAGTTTTATATCCTTCCATCCATTTTAACAAGTCAGACTGTGTAGGAGCATCTAAAAACATAAAAGTACTTATGAATTTTTTGGTGTTTTCACTTTCTCCTGCAAAATTATTTTCTAAAGAAGTTCTAAAAGACTCGTAAGCCTCTTTGCTTCTACCTAAAGTATTTTTTTCTTCTAAAGAATCTAAAGCTGCTAAGGCTAGTATAGGACTAATAGATTCAGCGTTTGTTTCAAGCTCAAGACCCACTACAGTATTCTTAGCAGGAAGGCTTCCAAAGCTGTATCTTGCTGCTTCTTTACCGCCTGCTAACATTTGGTGTCTAAGTATTTCCATTTCAGCAGCAAGGGAATACGATACAGCGTTTGGAATCTGAAAATCTCTTAATAGCATTCCTGCATTTTGCCCTAAATTACCATAAAATTGTCGCCTAATAGCGACCTTGTCTGAAGAGTCGTCTTGTTCTGTTCCATAAAGAGAAACAAAAACATCTTTTAGCTCTTTGTTTTGCTGTTCGCTTAATATACTTAAAGCTGTTGCTCGAATTTGATTCGCTTGTTCTGAAGTCACAATGTTTGAAATTGTATTTCTTCGTTTTGTTTGTTCAGGCGAAAGAAGATTAACAACCTCGCCGTCTACGGTTCTATATCCTACATTAACACCATTTATTTTACCTACAAAAGCTGATACAGTCTTGGTTTTAGTTGGATCATTAGGATCTGTTGCGGTTATTGATACAGGCGTATCATCATAAACTACTTTTCCTTTTGCAAGGAGATGCCCATTTTGTTTTACTCTTTCTCTTCGTTGCGTAGAAGTAAGAGCTTCTGTAGGATTTTGTCTGAATTCAGACTGATACTCCTCAGACTTTCTATACATGTCGGTTGTAAGCGCAACGTCGTGAGCAGTTCCTCCTGTAAGTAAATTTCCGAAAAAGTTAACTGCACCCTTTATTCCTCCACTAGGTCTTGAAGCTATTACAGCATCTCTATAAGCTGTTTCACTTCCACCTGAAGAAGATACAAGGGATCTGGCGGCTTTAACCCTATCTTCGGTTAGTTCCTTTAGTCTTTCTTCCGACCTTCGACGAGCTTCAATTTCAGCCAGACTAATAACAAGTCGGCTACTGGCTAACTGACCTGTGCCTGCTTGGGCATCTGCTAAAGTTTCTGGTAAAAATTTATTGTATAAATAATCAGGGTCTTGTGCATTACCATCAATATCCATGACATCTTCACTAGATCTTTTTACTCGCATTTTATAATTTAAATTACGAGCTAAAAGCGCTTCATCTCTAAGAAATTCGTTTGTTTTTCTATTTTGATAACTAGTCAGTGCTGAATCCGCAACCTTCATTCCTATGCCTAAAAGAAGATCTTTTTCTTCCCGCTTTCTTTCTCGTCGTCTTTCTCTTTCATTTCTTTCACGGGCATCAGAAAGTAAAGATTGTCCAAATTCTTGAATAGCCATTATACTTGCTCCTCTACAACAGGCTCTGCTAACAGGCTTTCTTCACCTGTTTCTGTGTTTTCTTCTGGCTGTCTAGCTAATAAACTTTCTGGAGGTTGAATAGTTTTAATTTGCTCTGTAATTTCTCTGGGCAGTACACCTTCAGGCAAAGCTATTTTCTCTTTAGAAAACTCTTCCATATTTTTAAGTCTTTCTTTTTGAAAAGTTGTTCCCATCATTGCAAGCTCTTCAGCCTCATCTAACTTTTCACCATTATAAATAACAGGATCAATATTGGCTCTTTCTGCTAAAGCAAGTAAAATATAAGCAACAGGCTCTGCTAACATAAGCATTAAATCAGGATTCCATTTTCCTTCTTGAAACCCTCCAAATAGAAAAGCTTGAACAACATCCATGATTGGAACGTCGTCTGACAAAACTTCCATAACAGCTACATAGTTTTCTGCGTCTATAAAATGCTCAAAAATACTTCGAGTAGCTTCATGAACAGAAGTGTACTTTGGAGCTTTTTCATAAGGCGTAGGATTTGAAGGATCGGTAGTTAGGCTCTGGCCCGGAATAGGTCTTCCACCCGTTAAAGCTTCTTGAGCGTATTTCATATCCATATTTACTTACCCCATTCGCTGCATAGTTGTGTTTAAATCTTGATAGTAATTACTATCTATAACTGCTGAAGACGCTCCCCAAGGGTATTGATTAAATATAGACTGATTTGCAGTGAAGTATTCTGGTGTTATTTGTGCCGCTGGTCGAACCTGTACTGCTTCACCCGGAGCAATATAAGTACTTATGTTTTGTTGAATTTGATCGGGTACTAAATCAACTCCTGCAGCGTTTGTTATTCCATACATTCCAACTTGCTGAAGTCCAGCGTCTACACCTTCTTTTATTTGGTCTACTCCATAACCTACAGTAACTCCTAAAGGATCTTCTTTGAATGCTGTGAACCCTCCCCTAACATCGGCTGCCTTTTTACGAAGTTGTTCTGCTAGGCCTTTTTGAACTTCTTGGGTTGTCTCTAAAACAAAGTTTTTATCGCCCACTGCCTTTGGCGTCTTTAGTGCCTGTTCTCTTGCGGATGCAAAAGCACTGGCTTCAACTTCTTGTGCTACTGTCCTAATAGGTTTATTATCTAATAATGAAGGTGCTTCATATCCTTCTACCATACGATCTAAAGACTTACTAGGATCAATACCTTGTATTTCTGTTGACATGTCTTCTAAAGAAACACCACTAGAAGCTGTACTAATAGGTTTTCCGGCAGCGTCTACATTTGAAGGATCAAATTCCATATTAAGATTTTTTGCTATTGAAGACTCAGTATTAAAAACATTACTAAAACTATCAGTAATGTTTGTCAATCCTTCTCCAAAAGCACTTGTAATGTTATCAAAAGAACCTTTAGAAATACTAGTTCCAAGATCTGTAAGTCCTTGAGATCCAAAAGTACTTCCTAAACTACTAGCAACCTCACCGAGACCTAGTTTGTTTGCACCAAACTTAAGGGTTTCACCCACAACATTTTTTATAGCTCCTGTAACAGAATTAAAAGCGTTGCCCATCCTTCCTACTACTGTTCCCGCAGCGTTTAAAAAACCCCCTGCAGCGTTTATTACGCTAGAGCCAATTCCAGCATATCCTGTCATTGCGCCTGTTACTGCACTAAAAGCAGTACTAAAGCCTTTTGCAAGCATACCTCCTATTCCCGGTAACAAAATAGCAAGACCAATTTGTCCTACAATGCCAATCTTGTCCATAAATTTACCAACAGATTTTATTCCCCGTTTAATTCCTTTACCTATTTTTTTAAAAGCGCTTTTTATGCCCTTACCGATTTTAGATATAATTCCCATTTATTTCTCCATTTTATTTTTTCTAGTATACACTATATTTAAAATGTTTACTAGATATATCCCTGAATTAATCGCATAAGAGCGGATGTTGTGCTTGAATTTTTATCTCCACTGGCTGCTGATTCATTGCCAAGAGCTGTAGCTATTAGTCGAGTTTCTCTATCCTGCTGGCCTTCATAAGCTTGTCGAGTATATGCTGCATTATCTCTAAGTTCTTGCCAAACATATTGAAGCTCTGTCATGTCTAGGTTAAACGAATTCATAACATTTTGTTGATTAGCCGCATTAGCCGCAGCAGTGTTAATTGTGTTAGCCTGTCGTCGCCATGCAATGTCTGCTTGCTCAATTGCTTGTTTGTTTGCAGTATTAAACTGTTCACGTTGTTGATCCATCTGAGCATTTAATTTACTAATATCTGTTGACATTTGAGCGTTAGCAAGAGATACTTGTGTTTGGTTCTGAGCATTTTGAGCTGCAATGCGATTACCTTCAGATACATTAAACTGTTCCATGCTATTGCTTTGAGATGCATTGAACTGATCTACTTGAGCTGCTAAACTAGCCATGAACTGGTCAGCTTGTTGTTCGTTAGCTGCATTAAACTGGCGTGATGCATTTTCAGCCGATTGATTTGACAACATGGTTTGCTGTGCCTGTTGTTGATTCATAACGGCCATTTGCTGTTCGTTATTTAGGTTAGCCATGTCCATTTGTAAAAATGCTTGTGCATTCTGTGCTGCAATTTTTGTACGAGCATCAAGATTTGCCATGTCCATAGAAGCCATAGCTGATGCATTTTGCATAATGCTTTGTTGTTTAGCATCATAGTTTTTCATGGTCATTGATTGCATGAACTGACTATTAGCCATAGCCGCTTGTTGGTCAGCGTTGAACTGAGCCATATCAAGATTAGCATCAATCTGTGCATTAAACATTGCAGATTCTTGTTGGTTGTTAAGGTTTGCAAGTCCCATTTGCTGTGCTAGTTGTGCGTTAACTTGCCCCGCTTGCATTTTCTTTTCATAAACCTGTAACGCCGCAACATTTTCAGCTGTCATAGATTCTGAATCTGCTTGATTCTTAGCTGATAAATTTGCAAGTGTAACTTTTTCAGATGCTGAAAGCTTTGCCATTTCTGCATTCTGACGAAGCTGTGCATTTTGTGAAAGAACATTAGCCGCAGTAGATAGCTCTTGTAGCCTAAAACGATTGGCCTCAGAAAAGTTTGCTGAGTCTGTTGCTGCTCTTTCAGCTAAGTTTGCAAGTTCTGTTTGCTGTGCAGCATTCATGTTTGCAAGATCCATCTGCTGTGCAAGTGCAGCATTAGTCTTTTTAAAGTCTACTAAAACATTTAAGTTTGCTAATCGCTCTTGATTTTCTGCGGTCATCGTATCACGAGAAGCAGCATTTTCTTCGGTTAGATTTTTTAACTCTATTTGAAGCTCTGCTGATAAGTTAGCTTTTTCCATGTCTTGGTCAAGTTCTGCTTGACGCATAGTTCTAGCAACTGTAGCATTATAGTTTGTTAATCGAGCCTGTTGTTCTGCGTTTAAGTTTTGTGAGCTTGCTAAATTTAAAGCTTCTAAATTTGCAAGATCCATTTTAGTGCCAGCATCTAAATTAGCTATTGCTACTTGTTGGCGTTGTGCAGACTCTTGTGATGCTTGTTGTTGAGCATTCTGAATGTTCTGCATACGAACTTGTTGTTCTTGTTGCTCGCTTGTTAGTATAGCTTGTTGCTCAAACTCACCTTGGCGAATAGTTATTTCTTGCGCCATTTGTGCTGTTTGAGATGCAGCGGTTTGACGATTAGAAAGGTTTGCCATGCGTTGTTGCATGACCTGAGACGCCTGTTGAAGATTTGCCTGTTGTTCATTACTAAGGTTTTGTGAAGCACGTTGCTGAAGCGCTTGAGCGTTGCTCTGAGCGATTGGAAGCGCACTCTGTATGATAGCATTAAAAAGTGCATCTCGCCCTACAGTGGACGTACTGAGGCCTCTAGAAGCCATTTGAGAGTTCATTGCATCAACAGCAGGTTTAGCCCATAATGGTATTTTACCATCTTCCATTCCTGCAAGAAGACCTTCCATCTGAGTAGAAACAAGAGCTTCTTGTGGAAGAGCCGCTACAGCCGCCTTTACTCTTACAGGCGCAGTATCTAACTGAGCTTCAACAGTTTGAGGATCTTCAAGTACTGCCGCTGTAATTTCAGGAGGAAGATTACCAACAACAGCATTCATGTCTGCTGCAGCTGCTTTACGAGCCTCGCCCGTTATGGCCTGACGAGAGGCCGCTTCCATAGTAGGAATACCGCCAATCTGAGCAGCATCGCCTTTAGGAGCTTCTCCAAGAATAGCTTGACGACCTTTAAGATCTACAGAAGGTGCATCACCTAGTTCTTGTGCAATACCTTGTTGAGCTTCAGCAACTTGCGCTGTTCGTTTTTCAGCAAGTTTAAATTCTGGGATATCATCAAGATTAACACCTTCACCCGTGACAATATCCATTAAATCTTTTTCTGCACGTTTTGAAATAGTTTGTGCAACACGAGTAGCTACTTCAGGATCTTCAGCCTCAATAACTTTATATCGCTCATCAGATGTAATGGCTTGAACATACTTTTGTTCTTCTGGTCGTTGTGCCGCAACAGCCTTTGCTGCTTCTTCAGCCGCTGAATCTCTTGTAGCAGCAACAGCCGGTTGCGTTATTGTACCTTCTTCGACTTTTGCAAGAGCTTCGTCACTAACTTCGCCCGTTACTGCTTCTCCGGGTGCTACGCCTTCTGCAATTGCTGCTTGCATTGTTGATGCTTCAGTTTCAAGAGGCGCACCGGCTGTGGTTGTTTCTGCTTCACCAACAGATACTGCTTCAGTTGCTTCAGCTTCTGTAACTTCTGCATCTCCAGTATCATCCATTTGCTCTACAACAGAAGGATCTCCCTCCTCTACTTTTTCTGCCACTACTTTTTCTAGTACAGGAAGGTCTGGCCGAGTTGTTTGTAGGTTTATAGGAGCTTCTGTAGGCATAGGAACAGAAGTGTTTGTATAAGAAGTCGTTAAATTATTTGTATAAAACTGAGCTAAAGCAATATTATATTCTTGATCTGACTCAAAATTTTCTCGCACAGGCATTGAAGATTGATTGTCTGCTGTTTCAGTTGCTGCTGTTGTTGTTTCTTCTGCTGCCCTTGCGTCTTCTTGCCGACGCCTGCCTTCTTCATAACTAGAAGTAGAACTATCTGGTGATCCTTCTGTTAGTTCACTACTGTCAGGAGGCAGTGCCGCACTATCAGCTGCTGTTCTTTGCTTTTCTGTTTCGGCTTGTTGATTTTTAGATTCTTGTTCAACACCGCTATTTGCTGCAGCCTCTTGACGAGCCGTATTTTCTTGTGCTTTTTTTGTTGTTTCGGCTTGAGTAGCCTGAGCTTCTTCTTCAAAACCACTAGCTTCTGCAGCCTCTTGACGAGCAGTTGTTTCTGCTTGCTTTTTTCTTGTTTCTTCTTGCAATTTTTTTGTTTTTTCTTGAGTTGTAGCCGTAGTTTCTTGTGCTTTTTTTGTTGCTTCGGCTTGTCTTGTTGCTTCAGCTTCTTTAGCTGCTTCAGCTTGCCTTACGGCTTCCGCTGCTTTTGCTGCTTCAGCTTGCCTTGCTGCTTCCGCTGCTTTTGTTGCAGCAGCTTCTTGTGCTGCTTTTGTTGCAGCAGCTTGCCTTGCTGCTTCAGCTGCTTTAGCTGCTTCAGCTTGCCTTGCTGCTTCAGCTGCTTTAGCTGCTTCAGCTTGTTGTCCGGCAGCTTGTTGTGCTGGAGAATTATCAGGAGTTTCTTGCTTTGTAGTTGAAGCTGTTCCTGTTTCTTTAGTAGGTTTAATACCAGCTGTTGCTTTAGTAGACGTACTTTTAGTAGAACCGGTAGTTTTTACACCCCCAGTAATTTTATTATCAGTAGTCTCTTTAGTAGTTTTCCCTTTCCTTTCTTCTGCTGTAGGACGCCTTCGATCTGAAGGACCGCCGGTACGGAATGGAACACGCGCACGTTGAGAAGCCGCTGCTTTTTTAAACTTACTAGTATTTCTGTTTTGTCTTTTTTTCGACATTTCTTACTTCTCCCTTGATACGCCCTTTGTTTTTTCATAAGAACGCATAGCGCCTAATCCTAACATGCCCATGAGAACTGGCATCATAGTTTCTAAATCAATAAGTGGTATAGTTACTTCAATAGCTAACAATGCCAGAATAAAATTAGTAAATGGTATAACCATAAAGTTACCTGTCATACCCAACACACAACACCAACCAACAGCAGGTCTCCAACCAGAAACAAATAAAGACTTGTGTGCTGCCTCTACCTTGTTGACTTCTATTTGTGCTGTAGCAAGCTCTTGAGCGTGTCTCTGAGCCATTGTAGCGACTTCGTGGGCTAACTTTGCTTTTTGGTCTTTGTCTTCTACAAACTTGTCTAGAAGCCCTGTAACTGGCCCTATAAGAGCTTCTATCATCTTATATACTCAGCAAAGACTAACGCACCCAGAATAAAAGGATACAAAGCAAAAACAGCTTGGCGGTTAACAGTAATGTCTTTACCCGCCAAATCAAGTTGGCGCTGAATCATTTCATAACGAACAAGGCATTCCTTCTCGTGTCCTTCGAGCCTAGCCAGCAATTCTTCTGTTTTACTCATTACTTACCACCTGTTATAATAAACATTAACAACCCAGCTAAAAGCCCTGTCATCGTCACTATAGCAAAAGAACTAACAAGTGCTTCCTTTAGTTCTTGTTGTCTATAAACCGTTTCTTCTCTTTCTCTTGCTATGTTCTTTTTTAGTTCACGAAACTCTAAAAGTCCTTGACTGCCGTATGCGTAGTTCAACATGGTTATCAAGTCTCTTTGCTGTGCTTCTATCTTCTTCTTTGCAGCAAAAGCCTGTATAGCCTCTGCTTCAACACTTTTCCTAAATACAACCTTTTTAAAAGGTGATGTTCTTTTTGCCTTGTTGTCTGCGTAGATGACATCAGACGCGTGTCCGTACCAAGTACTTATCTGCATCATGGTGTCTTCAGCAGCTCTCCCTGCTTCTACCATTGCCTTTGCCATAGCAAATGCTTTAGAGGCTCCAGCAATAGCAGTAACAGGGTCAATCATTTACCAAGGCACGCCGTCAGCGGTGACAGGATTCTTGTCTGCTTCGATCTTAGCAGTCAGTGCCGCTTCAACGGTGTCTTGACCCACAGACTCCCATACCCAACCTAAGACATTAGCCTCAGTCAGGCTATCATAGGCAATGTAGTCAGATGCAGTAGGGTCTGGTGTAAAGCCGACAGTACCGTAAGATGATGCAGAGTAAGTAACAGCGTCGTCGCCAGTACCTACGGTTTCTTCTTCAGTGCATCGCCAGTGTGCAACGGTTACACCGCCGTCTGCCAATTCACGCTCAAGTGTTCCAATAGTCCATGTAGCCATTAGTTAGTCTCCAAATGCGGCTACGCAAATAGCCTGTACGTTAGCGGGTTCAGACGAGTAGTCGTCACCTGAGTTAATTACATGACGGTGATACGACTGTGAAATTACAGCGCCGTCCTCTAGCACACGAGTAGCAGTCCGCACTTGAACAACTGTGTTGTCACCGGCTTCTACTACTTCGATCTTGTCTGCTGATACTTCTTTTGTTAATGCCATTTTCTTTCTCCTTTAGTCCGTCTCAAGAATCCACTTGAGATAATTAGGCTGTTTCGTAAACAAGGTTTCCGTGAATATCTGATGTACCAGAAGAAAGCTGAGAAACAACAATAGAATCGTTACCTGCTCCACTTCTAATTTCCATTATTTTTACGAATGTCCCCCCTTCGTTTACTTGGAGAATGGGAGTTTGTTCAAACGTCACTGCGCTTAAGTTGGCTGTTCCAGTATATTTAGCAGTGCCAGCTACACTCTTTGAGGCAAATGGTAGTCCAGTAATAAACACATCATTACCAGCAGTCATTCCTGTGGTGATTATATTTGATACGTTAAACTGAACATACACAACTGCTCCAACTTTTACGTATGTTCCTCTTAAATTTGAAGAGCTTTCATTGCCTCCACTTGAAGCGTCAGCAACTGCTCCTGTAAACGTCCCTTCTTCATAGTCATCCAGATGGTTGGCTGAACCTGTGCCACCTAAGTAGACACCGCCCGACAGGTAAAGGTCTTTGAAGCGTGCTGACGCCGCGCCAATATCAATCGCGCCATTTGTTGCCGCTCCACCTGTACTGTTAGCTCCTAAATCCCAAGGAACTAATCCAGTACCTGTGTCAAACCTAATGCCTACATCATCATCACCAATAGTTAAATCGCCAGCGTATGTACCAATACTACCGACTGTGGCGGCACCACGATAAAACTCAAATAACGCACCATCATCTGTTGTTCTATTTGCAAAGAAAGGTGTTTGAGTTGTAGTTGTAGCACCTATTGTGCCGTGGTCACGTAACTCTGCACCCGCTACTGTGTAATTTGAAGAAGTCTTACCCACCAGCACGTTACCGTCACCATCAATTCGCATACGTTCTGCATTACCTGTCTGCCAAACGTGCTGACCTACTGTATTACCACTAGCATTGTAAATAATTTCAGTGCCGTTAGGCTTGATATAAACTCGTTGCGCCGCTGTTCCAATAGAGGCCACATTGGTTGCATTTGTTCCTAATACAGCCGCACCACTAACATTAGCAGTGCCTGATAGATGGAGGTCTTTGAAGCGTGAAACAGTTCTTCCTAGATCAATAGCCGCATCACGATTATCTGAAGCACCTTCTGGCGTAATAGCATCTGATCCACTATTAAATAATAACTGGGTATCACCATTACCTATTTTTAGGTAGTTTGCTCTAACGCCAAGTACGCCAATTTCATTTCCATCTGTACTTAGACGAATAATATCTCCGTCATTACCACCTAGCTTGTTTAGATAAAGAAGTTCATTTGCGCTATTTCGTGCTAGTTGTAATGTGCCTTCTGGCCCCAACATGCATCCAGCGCCACTAGCTGTGAAGCCAATATCAGTTTCAGTAGTACCAACCAGCAAGTTGCCGCTTGAGTCGATGCGCATACGTTCTGAGCCGTTGGTATCTACGGTAAAATTATTACCTACTACGCCAATATTAGGAACAACAGTGGTATCTCCGTCTGCAATCTCAATACGTGATCTTGAATCACCTGATTCAACACGGACAACATTATCTATCGAAGCGTGATACACATGTAGTGGTTTTTGTGGACTGCTATTGTTGATACCTACAGCATTATTTCCTGCATCAACAAACAACATATGGGTTTTATCGGCAGACTCAACGCGAAAGTCTAAATCATGGCCTCCATCGTTAAATACGCTTTCTGTGCCATTAACTCTTAGGCGATTGCGAGACACACCGCCAACGTAAGTCTCAAGCTGTAAAAGCGCGTCTTCCGTTCCATCACTAGCGTCTACAATTTCAGTTTGTATTTTAACGTAGTCAATTCTTTCGGCGGCATCGTTGTTTCCTTGAAAGATTAGCTTTGTAAGTGCGTCTCCGTCTGCTGGACTGTCTGAATTTCTCCAAAACCTGATGTTTGGTCCGCCAGAAGCTGAGGTGCCGGTGCTTTCAAAAGTAGTCATAGCTCCAGCAGCGGCGGTTTTTACGTGCAATCCTACTTCAGGGAGGCTAGTGCCAATACCAACATTGCCGCTAGAGTCAACAGACATCCTTGTTGAAGCCGCAGTGCTGTCATAAATACTAAACGTACTTCCAACCGACAATGCCCAGTTTCTAGTGGCGTTATCTAAAGTAATAAAATTGTATGCACCTGTTGTTGCAAACTTTGCCACGTCAGTAGAGGCAGTAGCTACGTGAAGGGGATTAGATGGACTGCTAGTGCCAATACCAACATTACCTGATGAGTTTATATTGAACCTGTACGCTGAAGCGGTATAGTCGTATATACCAAATCCATTAGTGCCGCCGACACTACTCAATAAGCCAAAGTCCGCACCGAAGGCAGTGGATGTTAGTCTGACACCGTTTTGACCAGCTTTGCTTATGTGCAACTCTCTACTAGGCGAACTAGTACCAATACCCACATTGCCACTGGAATCGATACGCATACGCTCTGCGGCGGCTGTGCCAATAGCTAATGAATCAGAAGAGTGTACATAATCAAAGTATCCTCTGAATCTTGCCGAACTTGCTCCATCTCCAAAATAAATAGACGAAGTTCCAGTAGTGCTAGCTCCAATTGTAATAATTGAGTTAGAGCCTGACCCTAATGTACCCACTGAAAGGGTATCTGTTGGACTGCTAGTGCCAATACCCACATTGCCTGATGAGTCGATGTCTACAGCCCTTGCGCCGTTTGTCCAAAGTTGTAAACCATCATCACTATGGTCATAAATGACACGACCAGCATCATTATCAGCAGAGCTACCAAACAACAACTCTCCTGTAGATGTAGTGCCTGAAGCAATACTTACCTTTGTATTACCACTGCCTTCAATAAGCGCAACAGTACCTGCTTTTGATGTAATGCCAGAAGAACCCTCTTGTACATGCAGAGGCTCTGCTGGCGAACTAGTACCAATACCCAACGACTCCGCAGAAGCATCCCAGAAGAACTTCGCAGTCGTGCCAGTGTCTTCGTAGAAGCTGATGTCGCCTGTAGCGTGGTCAATTTGAAATCTATCTACGGGATTAGCATCTGAATTATCTACTGTTTGTATTTGTAGCTTACCTGCGGAGTTTCTAATTCGAGTATTTACATTAGTAGTATCTGTTTCGCTTAAGAAAATCTTTGGACTTAAACCAGATATTTCAAAATCACCAGCAAAAGAGCCATCGCCGTCTACAGTCAAACCGTCGCTAACGACACTTCCCGTTACGTCGATGCCTGTGCTTGTCGTCTCGAATTTTGCAGAGTTGTCGTATCTTAGCTGTACAGAGCCATCAGCAGTAAATACAGCGGCTGTTTCTCCAGTGTACTTACCAATGTTTACTGCATTACCTCTTATGACAAGACTGCCAGTTCCTGCATCATCAATGTAGCTATTTGAGCCATTGTGATAAATCTGCAGGTCATCACCAGCACCGAAGATAGCTTTGGAAGAATCAGCAAACTTTAGGTCTTCATCACTAGCGTCCCATGTGAGTTTTGCAGTCGTGCCAGTGTCTTCGTAGAAGCTAATGTCGCCGTTTCCGTTAACTTGTAGCCTGTTAACAGGAGTGGTTGTACCAGTAAGCATATAAATATCACGAGAGGCATTGCTTCTAGCTTGAATAATTAAGTCGCCATTAGCATAATCAGAATGACTACTAGCTCTATATATTAAAGCTGAAGCATCATTTGTTGGCGTTGTTGCTTGCCCTGAAATTATTTTTACGCTGTCAACATCTAAAGTGTCAGCAGTCACTGTGCCTGTTACGTCGATGCCTGCGGCGGTTGTGGCTAGTTTTTCTGCATTGTCATAGTAAAAAGTATTTGCGCCATTTGCAGAAAAAACAGCGTATGTTTCTCCATTTGTAGGATGCGCCAAAATAATATCAGCCGCACCTCTTAGTCGCAGTCTTCCTGTTCCAGTATCATCAATGTAGCTATCTGAACCATCATGATAAATCTGTAGGTCAGAGCTAGCACCAAAGAGTGCCTTGTCGTTGTCGCCAAACGCAATGTTTGTACCACCAGTAGCATTGCCGTTAGCAAGGATTTCAGCAAGTGTATCTACTGTACCGACTTGGCTGTCTACGTACGCCTTGATCGACTGTTGAGTAGCCAATGCCGTAGCACTGTTACCTGACATATCGTCTTGGTCAAGAATACTTGTGACTGTTGAGCCAGAAGTTAATGTAAGGCTATCGACGTTAGCAGTCCCATCAATATAAAGGTCTTTGAACTGGAGGGAGGAAGTACCCAAATCAATATCATTAGTAGTAACGGGAACAATAGAGCCATCTTGAATGCGAATTTGTTCAACTGCTGCACTAGAAACCTCTACATAAAAACCTAAACGATTGTTAGTGCTATCTACTTCAATTTTATTTAAAAAATCTAAATCACCAATCTTGAAAAT